TTCCGCCTTAATCATAGCGTCTGTAGCTGTTTTTGCTTGCTGTAGTTTAAGTTGTTCTGCTCTTATGAGTGCATCAGCCTGATCTTTGGTCTTCTTGCGTTCGACCTCTTGAGCCTTAATCTGAAGCTCTGCCTGTTGAAGTTGCAGCATTGGGTCTTTCGCCTGCTCCTGCGCTTTCTTCTGCGCGGCTTGTTGTTGATGAGACTGAGTAAGTTGCTTACCTGCGTCTGCCACCAAACGAGATAGTTGTACTTCGATCTCTTCTGGTAGCTCCTCATTAGGTGCGGGTAGAGGTGCGCCGAGACGTTCTTCGATTTGTTGACGATACTGGAATCCAAGGTGCTCGGCTATGTGCGCTTGCAAAGATGCAAGGATTTGTTTGGCCTGTGGATTTTGGCCTATCATTTGCGCAATCATAGGGTCTTGTAGAAAAGACATGTGGGCTGCAATGTGCGCTTGGTGGTCTTGGTAGATAAACGCTTTCATCGGCTTGCCGATCAACGCTGCCATGTTCTCACTGACAGGGTCTGTAGGTTTAGCATCTTCTTTTGTTGGTACGATCTTATCTGCGTTCTTAATCCCCAAAACCTCCATCATCTCACGATGGAGAATAGGCAGATCGTAAATCTGTGGGGCAGACTGCGCCATCTGTAGTACCGCTTGATACTGCACAACGCGCTGCGCCATTGTAGAGCTGTTAGGGTCACTGACAGGAATCACGTCTACCATCATGTAGTCTAGCTGACGTGCGCTAACCTCTCCACGCTCGGGTAAATATGCGTACTCAGTGGGGGCATGTTCTGAAATGATGGTCTTCAAGAGCTTAAACTCTTGCTTCATAGCGTAGTGAACACGTGCCTGCACTGCGGCCATAGGCTTCAACGTACGCTCTAAGAGCGCCAATGTTGTGCCGACAGGCGCATTTGCAGACATATCAGAGATATTTAAGTCTGAAATAGCCCCAAGGCGGCGACCTTCCTGCGTAATACGGTCTAACAAAGTAAGGAGTGTTTGGGACGGCTCTTTATATGGCAATGTCATGATATTATCACGAATACTACCTGACGGGACATCTACATCCTTAAATTCACCCGGTTCAATGGGTGCATCGTCCCCTTTAATGCGCAAACCACGCGTTTTCAGTCCGCCCGGTAGGTTAGACAGTGTGCCTGCGTCCACCAACTGGCGAATAATGGACGTACCTGCGCGAGAATAACCACCAATAATGTGGATTAGCCCCAATCCGTAGAACCCAAACCCCGGAACATAGGGGTAATGCACGAAGAATTGGTTCTTCATAGTAAGTTCGTCGGATTCTTCGTAATTTCGACGCACAGACAGAATTTCTCCTGACCCACGTTCGATAGTTACAACGTATGGTTTGGGTAAATCGTCCTCATCATCAACGCCCGGTATATTCATTTCGACGTGACACTCGTATAACGCGTATCTATTGTCGTCTGTGAGGTTAAACCCGCCCTCTTCGGCCTTTTTCTCTTCAATATCCGAGTGGTACGGCTGTGGTTCGCCTAACTCAACCTCGCGGTAGAAGCCGCCCGCCTGCAGCTTCATCATCTCGTTCTTGGTTTTGCGCATTACATGCGTAACACGCTCCGCTGTCTCTAAGTGACTCGCGCCGTAGGGTACAATAACGTCTTCGGCGGGGATATAAATAGAGACTTGACGCCCCATATTCGGGTCAAAGTACACTTTCTTGAACGCGGAACCCGCCAAACCAAGGCTGTACAGCATACGCTCATGCTCAGAGCGGTACTCAACCATCCGTTCGGTGATCTCGTAGTTCATATCCGCCTTAACACGCTGCGCTGCTTCGGTCTTCTCCTTGTTTTCGTCCCCAAGGATCTTAACTTTTACAGGCCCAGCGGCTGGGAACGTCTCTGACATTGTCTCAGCTTGGAATCTTATGGCTGCTTCGGCAAGGATCGTAGAAAAAACACCGCACGCGCCCTCCCAAGGCTGCGTCCGCTCCTCATACTTGAAGCCAAGCACGTCCAAACCCTGTACATAGGAGTCAACCCAGTCCTTCCGGCTATCAATATCCGCTTCGATCAGCCCAACCAAGTCATCCGACAACGACCGTAGATCACTGTCCTCCATAAAATCAGCTAAGTTTGCGTCAAAATCTCCCATATTGACAACTTCGGCGTCGGGTATCAGGGTAATCTCCATACTCCCATCACTCAAAGTAACCGATTCGGGGTCCACAATCTCAATATCCAGATCAACTTCTTGACCTTCCATACCCATTTCTTCGTCTTCAATCCCCTCTGGGGCAGAATATATTCCTTTTTCGATAGCCATAGTTCAATCCTTAGTAATAGCCGCCCCGGCGTTGTTTGAAATATTGCATTTCTTCTGGCTCGTCGGTGGGTAGGCGGATGAATCCACCATTACGAAACCGCATTAGTGCCATGACTGTAGCATCAACTAAGTCATCATGCGACATAAAAGGAAACCCCGCTATTTCCTCGACGACCTCCTCGGCCCAACGCGTGTCGGGAACCCAACATATTTCGGAGGCTACAATGTCTGCCACAGAGTTCAACCGCGCGAGCTTGTCGCCCGACCCTCGGTGTGGCGTGAACTCCTGAACAGGTAGACCCATACGTCTTAACTCCTGATAGAGTGCTGTGCCTGCGCTCTTTTTCTCCACGATGAACGCATCTGGCTCCCAATCGTCGTATGCTTCCATCGAAACGCGTTTAAGTTCAGGGAACTCCATACGCTCTTTTATACTGTTTAACAATATTATGTTATGCGCGTTAGTATCTTCGTTGAGGAACACCCCCCACGTGGTAATAGCCGTGAAGTCAGCACGGTTGTGTGTCTCGGCTGCGGCGTCCAGCGTCATGATTATATATTCACACGTGGGTGGATCGTCACTCTCCCATATTTGCCACCACTCCCGTTTGATGAGCGCGGCCTCTTCGGCGGTGGGCTGTTGTTGGTACTGAGCGTTCCACTGGAACACGGGCATCGACGCCTTTGTACGTTCGAGTGCTTCCATATCGAAGAACTCAGGCCAGAGCGGTTTCTGCACAACCTTGTTCTTCTTCTGTATGTCTAGGATGGCTGGGAACTCCACGATCTCGTACTGGTCCGATTTATCATTCTTGCCCATATCTCTCGTTACACGACCTGTCAGGTCGTCGAGGTGCCAACGAGTCTGGATGATTGCAACACGACCACCCGGCATCAGACGTGTACGAGCACCGAACGTAAACCACTCGTAGGCGCGATCAAACACCTCAAAGTTTCCGTTCAACACGTCTTGTTCCGAGTGTGGGTCATCCACTAGGAGGAGGTCGGCACCTCGACCCGCGATAGAACTACCTATACCACAAGCAAAATACTCGCCCTTGTGGTTTGTGTTCCACCTCCCTGCCGATTTGCTGTCTATAGCCAGCGCTACGGTGGGGAATACTTCTTTATAGTCATCGGTTGCGATCAGGTTTCTAACCTTCCGCCCGAAATCTACCGCCAAGTCTGTGGTGTGCGACACCATCATGACCTTCTTATCAGGATTACGACCAAGGAACCACGCGGGATAGAAGATAGAGACCAACTGAGACTTGCCATGACGTGGTGGCATGTTAACACATATACGGTCCTTATCTCCTCGCTCAATCTCCATCAACATATTCGCTAGGATGCGGTGGTGCCGCCCCACAATATAGTTAGGGTCCATCTTCTTGCAGAACGCCAACAGGTCATCGAACGCTGACTGATTCGCCTTGCGGGTCGCCAGCTCGTCCACCATCTGGTCGATCTCTTGCATTTCTTCAGGGGTCAGGTCATCCAGTCGCTCAAGTAGCGCTTCGATTTCAACATCGCCAATATCGACAACCTTATTCATCGTCGAACCCGAGTTCCTTATCTACATCTACCGCGTGCCCATCCAACACAACCGCGTCTTCTACATCAGATTCGACGCGACTGGTTAATTTCTGCAGCTTTTTCCTTAACTTTTCTTTCAGGTCATCTGTTGTCTGGTGGGTTATTGTCACCTCAGACTTCTCTGCGAACAGCCCCACATCGCTTATCTTACCGAGCAACTCTAGCGCCTTCAACCGCACTCGTGGGTCCGGGTTCTCAGTCTCCGTGATGAGCTTATTCGTAACTAAATGCCGCACGGTTACAGCGGAATCTACGACGCTGCGGCCCCACTCTGACAAGATAGTGTTTGTCTCGCGTAGCACAGCGGGGGTGAGTTGCGATGCGCGTTTATCTGTAACGACTTTAGACGCTTGGTCAGGGTCGGCGGCATACGCGACAGCGAGAGCAGCGGCGGTTTCTTGGTCTTCTCCAGTCGGCTGAGTGTCTAATCCGTGAGTAGCCAGTAGCGCCACCGTCTTAGCGCACGCCGCAGCACGAGCTTTCAGGTCTATTTTTGGTGCTCGTTTACCCACTGGAATCCCAGTTTCAGGCGTGATCTGTAATGTCATATCTTGTCGCAGGCTTGTTGCCGATGCCATTAGTGTAGTTCCTTTAT